CTGCTTCAAGTGCCTTTACAATTTGGCATCCTTTCGAAATGTTCACATTATCTGCAAGAGCATATTGACCATATTTGTTTTTTAGAATTTTAAATTCAGCTGCTAGCATCGGATATATTTCTTAATTGGTTTACTAGACTGTCATCATTCTTTGATGGATCATTAGGCCATTCCTTATGAAGATGTAGATTCCATGCTGATATTGGTTTATTAGTAATTCTCCAAAGAATGTCAGTTGGCCAATCATCGGCAGTACGAAACATAATATGAACTAGCTTAGCATTATCAGGTCTGTTGTCTCCAATCTTTGCATTTGGATGTGAGCCTACTTTGTGCATATAACAATTCCACTCGTTCGGTAGTCTCTTCATATTGAAATTAGGCAAGTGAATAAATGCAGAAAAATAATCTTGAAACAATTTATAGAATTTAGGGAATCCACCCATTTTATCTACGTACTGTTGAAATGTGGGCCATTCAGTTTTTATTTTCTTTAGACCTGCTTTTGAAATAACTACTACGCCAGTATTAAAAACTTCAGGTCTTTTCTTTTCATCAACCGGATATTGTACGCCCCAGTTATTTTTACACACCTCTGCCCAACGTTTATCGATCTCACTATTGATACCACCTGAATTGTATATTGTTCTAAAGTATGGTTGCTTTGGTTCAGTACAAATGCCGGCATCCTCTCCATCTAACAAATCAAAAATATTATCTGTTAGTCCTTCTGTTGGAAATATATCAACATCACAAAGCATTACATTGTCATATTCATCAAAGTCATCGCAAACCAAAGGGTTGGCGGGCTCATAATAAATTGGAACATTAACTAGGTTACCGGCGATTGTTTTATTAAAATCAAATCGATATTCTGCTCCGATTCTTTCAGCATACTCTTTCATGAGTTCACAACTGTACTTAACGCCAGGCTTCATATCGCCTTTCCAATATTGGTAAATTATATTTTTCATTTGTTTGCCTCAATAAACTTTTCTGCTGTTGCCATCGATGAATTAATTGCTTGATGCATATCGATATACACATACATTCCACACCGGCCAATGAATGTCATATTTTTTTCCACGCGGCTTTTATACTTTTCATATACACTTCTACTTTTTCCACTTACATCTTTCACCGGGTAATATCTTTCATAGTTATTTTCTTGATAATCACACGGTTCTTCATAAGTAAGTGTCGTATAATTTTTATTTATGCCATGCTCTGGAAAGTTTTTCCATTCTGTCACTCTTGTATACGGACCATCATGTGTAAAGTTAACTACTGTGTTAGGTAAAACCTTAACAATTGGTAAAGTCACATTATGAAATTTAATTGAACGGTAAGGAAGTTCACCTAAATCATAATCATAATATTGATCTATTGGCATGCAATTAAAAATATGATCATACTTTTTTTCCATGCTTTTATTAAATGCGGTATTTGTCGCGATTGCAATCCTAGGATGATTTAAAATATTATTGAAAATTTCTGTGTATCCATCTTTTGGTAAGATCTGATACTTATCCTTTGGAAAGTAATATTCGTTATTGTCATCTCGTACAGGAGGAATACGATTGATTACGCTAGGATCAAGTTCTTCTAATTGCAAACCCCACATTTTATATGTGTATGGTCTGAAGAAAACATCTACAATATTTTCAATTCCGACTGCTTCAACTGTTTCTTTGTTTGCAGGTAAAGAAACGTGTCTTCCATCTTCCAGTTGAGCTTTTACTTTATGTTTATATTCAACCCATGTACCAAATTGTTGAAGCCAGTTGTAAACTTTTTCGTTATTAGTGTGAAGAAGATGTGGACCATATTTGTGGATACGTATTCCATGTTCATTTGTGTAATCATAAGCATTGCCACCTACGTGATTACGAGAATCGATAACCGTCACAAGATATCCAGCTTCTGCTAGTTGACGAGCTACGGTCACACCAGAAAATCCAGCACCTACAACTAGTATGCTCACAGCACGCCTCGTTCAACTAGGTTTCTATAGTTTTCAATTTTCTCGCGCTTAGGACCTTCTGGTTTAATCTTTGTTCGAACATGAATAAATCCAGCATGTTTAGGATTAGGCAAGAAACTACATTGGCACCACTTCCTATCCATGTATGGTTCCATTGTTTGAAACCCTGCCTTGAATGCTAATGTGTGGATGATGCCTTCATCTTCAAAATGATAAAGCTGATTATAATTATTCATCCAACTTTCACTTCCACCCAACTGTCTGCGCAATTGCTTTCTTGTTTGTCTATCCATTTTATAGATAGCACCACCCCAATAAGGAGTACCGGTACTAGCAATCATAGGATACATAGCAGCAATTTTTGAGTGTAATCTCTTTTGAACTTCCTCGTATAACCCAATACCTGGTTCTTCGAAAACATTTGTCTTCATACCTTTGACCGCAAACATGTCAATATCAAGCATGAGGACATCATCATATTCGTCCCATTCCTCATCAAGCATGTAAACTTTTTGGCATGGAGCCGTTAGATGTTTACGAAATGGTTTGCCTTTAACCAACCTGTAATCTGCTCCAACCATTTGAGCATAGTCCTTAATATTTGCCATCGATAGTTTATCAAGCTCTCGTAGTTCACCATCAAAATGTTGTAAAATTATATTCATACTTTATAAAACCTCGATTTTAAATCTTCGTTAGTTCCTCTCCAGTTACTGGCTTTCTTCTGCAATTCAATCATAGCAGAATATGATGGTATTCTATTCATAGGACATTCTAGAAGAGGACCGCCTTTAGCTCCTGTGTTCACCTTAAGATTACTTATATCTTTTGGAAAGATGAATTCTCCATTAACATAGAACGTGCATTCTGGATGCTTGTACATAAGCGGTAGCCAATACCAATGAAACTTTTTCTGATTACCATCAAACTTTGTAGAAATTACCACGGCTTGGTTGCCTCTACAACTGCTGAATGAAGTTTGCGGATCATACCAGGAGTATCGATATTTTTAAATTCCATTACGCCACTGTCCATATATTCATATGACTGCACTTTTTTAAATCCAAGTTCAATCAACATTTCTTTCATTTCTTTTTCTGGCCAAACGTAGAGATGTTGTCCTTGTTGATGAAGAAGACCAATAGCACACTGTTCTCTTAAAGAACGCTTGGCATGTCCTTTACCAGCAAACTTGTGTTGTACCACATAGAATTGATGATAGGATGCGACAAAATGTTCTTCATCTTTTGACAACTCTTCTCCACTCGTAAGTTTTTCCACAAATTCATATGGAGGCCAAACGGTACGTACAGTTCCGCCTGGCTTAAGAATTCTCATGCATTCTTTGAAGTAATTTATACCTTGATACTTGTATAAGTGTTCAATAAAGTGTTCACTATAAATTCCATCAAACGAATTATCTGCATACCTTGTGGGTAAGAAACTCCAGTCGACTCTATCTACGCCGCCATGTAAAGCAAGATTTGTTGATGTCCAATTAAGGCCTCTTGTTTTTTCTGCTGCTACTTCTAAAAACTGAGCCATGCGTCATTCCTCCCTAGTTCAATCTCAAGTTTAGGCATGTTAAATTTAGTACGGGCAAGGAAGTGATTGATCCGGCCATCGGGCTTGCCACCTTCCCACTGATATGGCATTCTATCCCAGTATGTATCAAGTTCATGAACATTAAATTCTTTTTGACTTAGTTGAAGATTAATATACATTTGTTCTGTATAACGAGTATGAAGAACATAATCATCTACAGATGTAAAAATCTCACGTGCTTTTTTTCTTCCAGCCTTTGACCAAAGCTGTAAGCCACCATTCAAATATCTAAATCTTTCGTTTGGATAGAGAACCGATTTTGGAAACATCCAATCTTTACCAAACAGATGTTTACCGTATGCAATAATACCACGTTGATAAAGTGGTGCATCCATTACTCTGCGCATCCATCCGGCCGGTCCACCAGTATGAACGCCAAGTTCGTGCACCATCGCTACATCACATTCCGGAACAGAGTCAAATATGTTTTCGGCTGTACCAACCAACATATCTAAATCCATCGTGAGAATCCAATCATACTCATCGAATTGCTCATCGTGCATGATTCGAAGAGAATCAAGACGAGGATCTAGATGTTGGAAATAGCGATCATGACGAAGCATGTATTCTGCTCCGACATATTTAGCATAATGCTGTGCTGAACGTAAACCGGACTCTGCCCATTCAGGTATATCAATACCACCTATATCAGCATCGCCCGCCTCATATGGAATATAATATTGGTAAATCAAATTCTTCATAACAAAACTTTTCTCATATCATTTCATCTTTGACGAGTTCTTATCTGCCATAGTAGCAAATCCCATAAAGGCACCAACAATACCGGCCTGTGCTATATAGAACGTACTCAGAAGAGTACCTAATAATTCTAATTTACTATCGGGAATAATAGGACTGAGAATAATACCGGTAAAAGCTACCATCGACCATATAGCAGTCCATGCCATATACCGTTGTTGTTTTTGTTTTCTATCCTGCCGTTCGGCTAGTTTATCATCTCTTTCGATCTGATGTAATTTTTCCATCGCGAGCAATTCTTTGTCAGTGACAACGCCGTCTTTATTAATATCGGCTTCATTAAATTCAGATCCCGGCTCCAATTTCTTTTGATCCATTACAATCCTCTACGATAATGGTTGCGATTTCTTTTGCACGATCATAACCATAACGTAAAGAATTGGAGCGATGTCCATTCTCTACAAACCACTTTAAAGTATTTATACTCGAACCACCAATGTTATCAGGAAATCGAAAGTCAGATGTAACGTCTTCGAACTCAGTTCTTAAATTTAAGATATCAGTTATTTTTAGCAATTGCTTTCTCCAACTCTTCGAATAGGTATTCTTCAAGATCATCTTGGTCACATTGGAAGCGAATACCAATACCTCCAGCTTGTTCCCATCTTTTAATATTATCGATTTTGTCATCGATAAGAATGTTTGGCTTACCAGTTAAACAGTTAACTGCATACTTATGTTTGTTTGAAGTAAAGATACAGTTTTCAACTTCAGGCATAAACCCTTTATCTTCAAGCCATCTACGTTTCCAGTAAGCTGAGTTGTAATGGTCACCTCTTAGTGGAGATGAACATATGCCCCAGTCACCGTCAGATAGTTTTTTTACGAACCTAACAATTTCGCTTGAAAGACAAGCACCATGATCGCCATGTTCACCATGACGATTTACTCGGAATGTTGGCAATCTATAAAACCAATCTGTTCCGACTAGATCATTCAAAGCTTTTTCTTTTTGCTTAATAGACTTCCAATGATCAACATCATTTGCTTTAGCTAAAGCACCGAAGAAGTTAGCGATCACGCCATCCATATCTAGATATACTGTCATCTGCGATTCTCCTGTTCTTCGATAAGTGCTAGCAGGCGCTTTGCCTTGTCATATGTCATAGACTCGCCATAAGTCGTATGGCTATCGCGATCAATTCTAAACTTATGATCTTCTTTGACTTGTTGAGCAAGTTGCTGAGCTATGATCTTAAGCTCGCCATACTTGAAGGGATATTGTACAATTTCAGATTTCATTAGGTTCTCCTCTTTTCTAATCATGTATCTATTATACCACAATTCTCGAAAAAGTACACCCCTAAAATGCATTTATTTGAAAATAATTTTATTTCTGACTTGCTCGTAAGTTTCATCGAATATCGACAATTTAAAAAGCATTCTATCTTCATCTACATTTGTTACACCATGAGACTTTTGTGTATTCAGCAGGCAACATTTATAGAAGTATTCATTTCCTGATTCAAATTGAACCGGAGCAGGCTTGCTATCGCCAATCAAAAAATTAATAGAGCATTCTGTACCATAGTCAACATGCATAGGTAAAGTGGTTCCGGCTTTTAGTTCGTAAAACCTAGGTGATCCATTTATATTAAATTCTTTGCATAGTTCAGATGCATAATCAAATTCAATATTTCGAGCTACCTTCCAATTGTCTAACGTTCCTCGAGGATCTGAGTATTTTTCTCCGTGCTCCATGAATTTGTCATAATACAATAATAGCTTATCTTCATTAAAATGAAAATCAATAATTGTTATTTCATCGTTACTTAACATTTCTTTTTTGCCATGCTTCTTCGAAACCGTCTTCTCTTATATAAGCTTCTTCATTCCACCATAGCCTTTTTAGATACCCAGGAAAAGAATCTTCAACAGTCTTGTCATCTGGAATATAGCCTTTGACCATCCAGAATATACGAGCTTTAAATTTAAAATCAATGGAAGAGTTGTCTTCTGTCATATTCTTTTTTCGTAGAAAGCAATAGATCTACGTAATTGTCTCGATGTTCTTTGAACACAAGAGGCTCATGATTATCTACGTCCATCACAATAACTGTATTGGTGATTGGCATTCCAGTTCTTTCTTCAAACATGATAGCATAGCCTGTCATCTGTGCAAAGTAATTTGGAACTTTTTCTTTTGTCTTTGGCCAGCGAGATGTCTTAAAGTCTATGATGGAAGGTACTCCATCAAACTCTGCTACACAATCAACACGACCAGCCAGCCCAAGATGACGACTATAAAGAGGAGTTTCGAGGCCAAAGATTTTCCCGATAGATTTATCAAGAATTGGCCGCAAGTTTTCAAGGCTTTGCCTAATATGTGGGAGATATTCTGTTGTATTTTCATTTCTTAAATACCTTTCTACAATCGCATGCACTTGTGTTCCACGACTGGAAGCACGCTGTCCAATTCGATTTGCTTCATCTTCTCCCACGCGTTTCCGCCATGCAGCAATCGCTTCTTCATTTATCAGTGAAAGTACAGTAGTAATACTAGGATAGTTGCCACCATCAGGAACAGCATAAGTTCTGCCTTTAGTAGTAGTAGTAGCCACCAAGTCTTCATAGCCAAGATCAATTGTTTCATGTACAAACTCCACTATCTCATTCCTAACATTTCTTTTGTCATAATATAATCACGAAGGAAGTCTGATCTAACAATGTCATCCCATCCAAATTGAACCGTAGTAAAATCTTTCAATTGATCTACAATTCGCATGAACTTGACAACGCCATCTCTTTCTCCACCTTCTTTAAAATCTGATTGTAAGTAATCACCAGCAAAAATAACTCTGCAATTGTTTCCAATACGAGTCATGACAGAATCAAGCTCGTGAAAATTTAAATTTTGCATCTCATCTACGATGACTACAGAATTATCTATAGTGATTCCACGAATGAAAGACGTAGTGAGAAACTCAAGTTGATTGCACCTTACCATTCTTTTATAGGGTTGATCACCACCAAGAACTTCTTCTACAATCGCCTTATACGGTGTTTCAAATACTTCTTTCTTTTCTTCGACAGTACCAGGTAAGAATCCCATTTCACGAGTAGGAACGACAGAACGAAAAATTGTAATCTTTTCCTGTGACGTTTGCTTATCGGTTACAGCCTCCATCGCAAGATACATAGCTAAAAATGTTTTGCCAGTACCCGCAGTGCCAACCAGTGCCAAGTTATCACCATCATCCCAAGAATCAAATGCGATTTTTTGATTCTCGGTTAGAGGTTCATACTCATATAATTCGTCTTGTTTAACAGCTGATGTTTTCATACTACTTTAATCGTATTGTTTTTGCCAGAACCTTTTTTCATTTGCTTTAGTTTATCTCTAAAACCATCTGGTACTTTACTATGTAAGCCACCTACACCGGATACAATCTTAGGAGTTGATAATACTCTTACAACGTCTGGCTGTTCGTCGAGCATTACTTGCAAATCATCATAAGAACAAATAATATCAAACTCAACATTATCTTTAATATTTTTAAGCGTATATGTCGGCATACTTAAACCACTCTGGAACTGAACGCTTTGACCAGACCATATTAAAACGATGTTGCTTTGTTTGATAGAATGCTTGATAAGCTTTGACTGGATCGCCAAGTGCAATGCATTCTGGATTAGATTTCATAGCAAGTTCAAATGGTGTTTGATCTCCACGTGGAATATTTTCTGGCAAGTGACAAAGGATATCGCGCAAGTCTTTATCGCATTTGTGAATTTTACCATATCGATATGTATACTCGTCACAAAGAGCTGTGAAGTGATTGTAGTGCCAGAAGTAATTGTCACTACTTACCATAGTCCACTTTGTACATGGATGACCGGTATGCACAGCTTTGTGAAGGATGTTTTCCCAGTTGTGATTAGGATGCATCCAATACTTGACCATTGTCTTACCAGACTTTGATGGTCGGCGTGTCGGTTCACCATCGAGAATACGATGAGCTGTAGACATCATTTGTGCAGATTCCACAACCATTTTAGGTACATGTTTGTCGCACTGCTGTTGAGCAGCTGCAATTGGATTTTTGTCTAGAATAAATAAATTCATAATGATATATCCCTGTCAATAACGATATAGTAATTATACCAAATTGACAGGGACATGTACACTCCTATATTTTGCTTTAATTTAAATATTTAACCTCAGCGATTCGACGTTTCACGAAATCTTGTTTTCGAAGTATCTTTCTCATTCTGTCAAGGTTCCCTTTTTTCTTAAGTTTTTTCGCATAGATTTCTAAATCAGTTGCGTCTTTTTTGAGTCTTTCAAGCTGAGCTAATACCATGTGTACTTTTCTCCAGGGTTAATGTTTAAAACCCTAGTCTCTCAGTAATCCAGGAAATGCCTCCTCTACGATTGGTCTAGAGAGACCAGTGGGTTTCTCTTTATTAATCATAGCAATAACGAGCTTTGCATCTTCAGGATGCACGCCCTCGATCAAACCGATAAAAATATTTTCGCGCTTGTGAGCAGGAAGTTTATCACCTTTGCCTCCTTCTACAAAGTACGCAAATTGTTTATTTTCTCTAATTAAATTTGTAGGATGAGTTGATGGTTCAGCAGGCGTGTAAGGCGGATTACCGCCGGGTAGATTCCACTTAACTGTGGAATCTATGGATCCTCTAAGAATGTCTTTCAATGCCCAACTTTCGTTGTCTTGCAAGACTTTTACTTTCTGCGCCTTGTGTCTTTTCTTGGCAGCTTCTTCAAGAACTTCATAAACATACTGCTTCATTAAATAAACTCCTGTGCACTTTCAATCAAACGATTCATCCTATTAGCAACAAGGTAAGGAAAAACCTTTCCCTTATTATGCCAAGGATCTTGTTCTTCAAAATTATTTATAATGGAATACTTAAGATCCTGTGGTGTTTTTGTCAAATCAATGAGAGTTTCATTGCGACAATAGTTACGATACCAAGATGCTGCATATAGAAGCTCGCCTTCTGATAGATCTTCAAGAATAGCTTCTTTCTTTTTCTTTGATAGTGGTGTTTGCCTACGACCTTCTACCAGCGTATCGTCATCTGACAGCACGTTGGGAACACCATCGCCACTATCACCCTGAAGAATTTTGAGCTTGAGATTCTGACGTGGATGAGTTTCTTCGACATACTTCTTAGTCATAGGAGAAAACTGAGAAACGTTATCGAACTTTTGCAATTGCTTAAAGTCACCGTCAGAAGAAACAATCATAACCTGTTCAAAGTTGCCAAAGTCTTGTGTACGTTCAACTAGAGTACCAATAACATCGTCAGCCTCACAGCCTTCAAGGTGAATTACTTTGTAAGGAAAGTTTTCGCGAAGATCGTCTTTAATCTTATGCATGATACGAAACGCTTCATTCCAATCAAAGGTAGACTCGTCACGTCCTTTACGACGATTTGCTTTGTATTGTGGAAAATAACCACGGCGCCAATTGTTAGCACCGTCACAGGCCAAAACCATTTGACCATATTGTTCTCTGAACTTCTTGTTGTACATACGAAGAGAGTTGAGAGTCATATGACGAATCAACCGTTCGTCGTTTTGTTTGTTGATAAGAATGGTGGCAAGGCATATGCCACTGAAGTCAACTAGAATCATAATGTAAATCCTTTTAAATTGGGTTTTTTATGAAAGTAGTACGAATGGATTTTTTGTTAATTGGTTATAGGAACCAAGAAAACAATTTCCAATATGAAGTGGATTGGGAAGATTATTGGAGATGAGATGTGGTTGGTTTTTATTAGTGAGTTTAAGATAGTTGAGAAGTGATTGGATAGAGTTGAAGTTGATTTGATGTGGTTTGTTGAGAGTGTAAGTTTGAAGTGTGAAAGTCATGTTGTGTCCTCTTTTCAATTGTTAGATATATTATACACTATTTTTAAGCAAATGTACACTACTTTTTTATATGACGGGAATGTATTTTACATCCAATGAATTCATTAAAGTACTCGTCTGAAAGTAAAACGTCGTACTGAAACTGTAACTTAGCTTCATAGTACGACATTTCTCCCTTTGTTTTACAAAGATATAGAATTTCTTTTTTAAACTTGTCTAAGCCACGAGATTCAATAAGGGTAGTAACTTTCTCGCTCGAGCCCGCATAAGATCTCCAGTCACTTTCGACACGCGTACGTACTCTTCTCTTACGCTTCTTAGTGATCGGCAATGTCTTTGGTTTCCAGAAGTTCTTCTTTCCAATATACTTTTTGTTAGTGTCAATCTCGGTGATGAGATAGACAAAGCCCTGGAATTCTTCAGGTGTTGTGTCAAAGGATTCATTATTGTAATACCACATGAAGATATTTATTCATCATCTTCCCAATCATATTTCTCAAGCTTTTCTTCTGCTTCAGCTCGTCTTCCACAGATTGGACAAAATTCCGGAGGTTCGTAACTAAAGACTGCAGTTGTAGTACTACACTCGTTACACTCCATGACGTATTCAATCATGCTTGATCCTTTCGAGGATTTCTTGTTTTCTTTTATCAGTCGCGGTAAGCCATTCTCGGATCTCGTCCGTTGACCTACCGCAACCTACACAGTAATTGTCTATCAAGGTGCAAATTTTTACACATGGACTAGAAATCGATTTCACAAGCACCGCCTGCACAAGCTGCAGCGCCAAGAGTATCAACATCGGTATATTTCTTTTCAGTAATATCCTCAGCCCAATCTACTTGTTGCAAGTTAGCTTGAATTTTTTTCCATTTGTGGAGAAGATAAGCGTCCTTCAAACAATATTCTGCTTTCTTCATATCACCATTTAGATAGTTGTCAGTAAAGTTGTGGAAACGACGAACCCAATCTTTTTTCATTGCAGTAGAGGAATCGTCAAGAGTTAAGTCTTCTCCATATCCTTGTGCTGTTGAACACGCATTCCACAAGTTATCAAAAGTCTTAAGACCGTCAACTACCATGCCCGATGCAAACACCGCTGCAGTATCATATTTCTTTACCATCTGCTTTGCAGTAATCACTGCTGTGTTCGGTGCTTGGTTAAAGTCTTTGTCTCCCATCATTGACAAGAATGAAATGCCAGCAAATGAATGTCTATTTTCAAATACGTATTTTTCAACTTCATCCCAATCATCGACCAGAATAGTATTGGAAACATTATGTCTTATTCCTTTGTCTGCACACAGATCTTCATTTGTGCCAGCATTAACCCAATGCTTTTGAGCTTTTGCAACGAGTTCAAGATGTTTGACTCCAATAATATCATCTTTAATAATTGAATCTTTGTTAGGAATGATTGGAAACGACACAACAACATCAGTGCCATTAGCAGACCATACAGATTCTTCAACCATCCAAGGATTAGATTTCATAATTGCTTGAGTGATTTCTGATTCTTTATTCATTTGCACGTTTCTGATGTACATGCTTGAATGTTCTGCATGTATTCCTGATGCAGTTTGAAGTAATACTGAAGCATTACCGGAAGGCTTGACGCAAGTAGTACGAGCTGCAGGATTGATACCAAGAATTTTCGAAACTTCTTTGTTAACTTCTTTTACAATCTTTGCTCCTTCTTCTAGAATTTTACTATCGAATAGGATTCCGGGATTATTCATCCATCCTGTAATAGAAACTCCAAGCAGGGCTTCTCGATCAAATATCTTCTTCGAAGTATCCGAGAGAAATTTGAAGTCAGTATACCCTGCCTGGAGTGTACCGAGGATAGACGCTGCTCTACAGGCCTGATAGAAGTCTTCCGCGGTATTGCACTTTCCTCCATTGATTTCAGTCAGGTTGCAACCTTGCCAACCTGACTGGCCATCAATCTGTGGATACATACCAATCTCAACACATGGATTAGTTGTATGCTCAGTTGATTCAACGAAGACGAAACCTGGCTCGCCAAACTGTTTAACAGATTCCATAATCTTGCCAAACTGATCTGCAGTCGTTTTGTCTCTTACAATTACGGCAGAGTTGTTTGAGCGAGCTCTTTGTGGATTTTCCATAAACCAACTGCCCGTCTTAGCATTCATCATTTCTTCATCATCAGGTGAAAAAAGACAAATAGTAGCTGAGCGACGTACACCACCAGACAATACAGCATCTGCTGCATGCATAGTAATGTCATAGACATTAATTGGTTTAAGTGGAATCGATTCTTTCGAATCAAGTACAATACCTTGAAGCAGGTGTTCGATTTTGTCGAGTGAACGACGTAAGCCTTCTGGACCGGGCGCCTTAAATCCACCAGAGATTTTAGCACCTTTTGGTCTGATTTGAGAAAGGTCGAAGAAAACTCTTCGACCTGTGTATTCTGGATATTTTCCGCCATCTACAAAGTATGATGACATAAGAACGTCAAGTGCAGAGGCCCAACCTTCAATTGAGTCTTCTACAACAAATCCTTTAGCTTGCTTTGATCTTGGCTGGATATGAGGAAGTTTTTCAACATGATGCTTTTGTACAGAAAAACCTGCACCAGCACCGCACAGTAAAATATAAAACACTTCGCCAAAAAAATCTGGACGATCTACATAAGATGACGTACAATTATACATACGCATCTGATGCTTCATCAATTGATCACCACCAAATTGTAAAGCGCGCTGCGCGCCGAGAACGCGTTGTT